CTTAGTTACAACTGCTGTAAATGTTTTAGAGACATTAAATGATACAGCTAAGACTAATGCAGGAGTGTTTTTCAAGGTTGGAAATATTGAAGGACCAGGATTTTCAACGATAGAAACCCCGCCAATGTTTATGAGTACGATAGATACTTCTTACGTTGCCACGGTTTTGAGCTAATCTATATGTAAATTTTAAGAACGCCTCATGGCTGCTACCTGTCTATCTGGCACATCAGGTGCTTTGTACTATAAACCTGCAGGAACAAAAGGTACTTTTACACCTAGTAAAGTCACCATTGGAACTGAAGTCATTGAAGTAGATCCTTTTTTGAATTTCAAGGTAGGTGATCCAGTTAAATTTAGTATTATCAATGCAGCCACAGGTGAAACAGGAACAGGAACATTACCTGGTGGATTAAACGATAGTTCTACTTTCTTTATCAGTTCTTATAACGCAACTACAGGTGCATTAAAAGTTTCTGCTACAAATGGTGGTTCAGATTTAGATATTACCAGCACTGGTACTGCTGCTTCACCCAATGAATTTCAGGTTGAATATGGTGCTTTTGAATCTGTCACTCAAGTAAGAGAGTGGACATTTGAGATTGAAAGGGCTGAGATTGATGTAACCACTATTGGTGGAACTCCAGGTCAAAACGTTCCATTTAGAGAATACATTGCAGGTTTTGGTGATGGTACTGGCTCTGCTACTGCTTATATGACAAATGAAGACACTGCAATGGTCAACAGAATGATTCAGGATGTATTCCAGCGTCAGCAGGTGGGAGCTTCATTTAAGCTTTATATAGACCAAGTATTTTCTGGTGGAACGTTGAGCGATACACTAAGTCGTTCTATTGAGTTTCCAGCAACTTTGACTTCTGCATCAATGAATGTAAATCCAGATGATGCACAAGCTGTGACTGTTAACTTTAGACCAGCAGGAGATGTTGCTTTCGACTTTAATCAAACATAAATAACCACTAGGAAGAAGTCGTGATAGAGTAATAGTGTATAAAGTATTTTTATGGCAGCGTCACCTAAAAACATGCGATTAATTGATCGTCTTGTTAAAGCTACTGATTTAAGTAAAAAGAAAAAAACAGTTACTTTATCTACTGGAGAAGTTGTTGAATTATGGTTGTCACCTTTGACAATGGCTGAAAGAGCACAAGCTCAAAAAGAAAGTAATAATGATGATGCAAATGAGTTTGCCTTGCGTTTATTAATTAACAAAGCGTATGAAGATGGAGGAAATCAAAAATGTTTTCAATCAGGGGATATTGATATTTTAAAAAATGAACTTAAAGATTCTGATTTACAAAAGCTAATGCTTCTTGTATTGCAAGATGATGAGGAGCCTATCGACCCAAAAGACTAAGTGCAGAGTTACGAAAAGATAATTTATTAATGCTTCAGTTTGGGGTTGCGAAGGAGTTAGGTAAAACTTTAGGTGAAGTACGTCAGATGACGATGGAAGAAATATTGGGGTGGTCAGCTTATTTTCAAGTGTTAAATGAAGATCAGGAAAAAGAAATGCAAAAAGCTCGAAGACGTAGGTAAACTGTTCTTAATGGTTGTTGTTGGTAATTGTGTCTTTTAAAACTGATATTGAATTACGAATACAAGGTTTAAATAAACTTACTAGTTTACGAAAAGAAATTAAAGTTACTTCAGAACTTATAGAAGAAGAAAATAAATTATTAAAAGAGCAAGATGGAAGATTATTAGCTGTTACAAATAGCACAAGTGGTTATTCAAAAGTATTACGAGAAGCTTCTAAAAATTTAAATCAAGTCGTAGCAGGTAGTAATAAAGAAGCTATAGCGATTAAAGAGCTTGTTACCGCAATGGATCAAGCTAATACAGCTAGAGCTAGACAAAATAAATTAGTACAAGATGAAATAAATATAAGAAGAGGTATTAATCCTTCTCAATATGAAAGACCTATAGGGCCAAGACTTTTAGCAGGGCAGACTTCTTCTATAGCCAAAGATGGTACAGGTACTTTAGTAGGGCAAAGAGTAAATGTAGAAGAGAGGATAAAAACGATACTAGGAGAACAAGATTCTTTACAAAAATCTTTATTAGAATTGGAAAGAAAATCTACAACTGAGTTAGCAAAAAAAACAGAATTAAGAGCTAAAAACAAACAACAATTTCAATCAGAGGTACAAGCTTTAGCTGCTCAGGCAAATGCTGAAAAAGCAGCTATGCAAGCAGAGGTAGAAGCAACTAAAAATATTGTGGCAGAAGAAATAAAAAGAAGAGAAGCAGGAAAGTTGTCTGGTATTCAAAGAAGACAAAATATGGAAATGGCTAATCAAGAACTTTTAACAGAAATAAAGCTTACTAAGTTAGCTGAGAGAAAAGTTAGAAGACAAAAATTTAAAGGAGCTATTGGTAGTGGTCTTATTGGTGGTGCTTTTCCTTTGTTATTTGGACAAGGATTAGGTGCTTCTGTTGGTGGTGCGGCAGGTGGTTTCGGTGGTGGAATAATGGGAGGTCAATTTGGGTTTGCTCTTTCTTTGGTAGGCACAAGTGTAGGTTCTGTTGTAGACAGATTTGTTAAAAGCATCTCTGAATTAGGACAAGCTTTTAGTTCTGTTAAACCTAATATCACAGCATTAGTATCGGCTTTAGGAGAGACAGATACAGCTTTTGGTCAACATATTTCTATTCTTGAAAAAGTAAAAGGCAAAGAAGCTGCCTTTGAAGCAGTAAGAGAAAGAATGATTAATCTTGTTGGATCTAAAGGTGTAAATGCCTTGTCTGAATTTGGAAATCAAACAACTAAACTTGCTAGTGAATTTGCTAAAGCAATGACGCAAATGAAAGCTGGTTTTGCTGATTTTATAAACAAAACAGGTATCGGAAAAGCTATTACAGGGCGATTAGAAAGAGCAAATTTAATTAGACAAGCAAAAAATTCTACTGATCCAAGATTGAGAGATGCACAAGCTGAATTTGAAAAATTTAATAAAGGAAGAATATTGGGAGGAGATCCAGCTAAAGCTATGGCTGCTTTAGATAAAATGGCTGAAATCCAAAAAGAGATTAATAAAGGTAATGATCCTTTGTTAACAGCAGGTAAAGCAAAATTAATAGAGCTAGAAGAAGAAACTAAATTTATGAATGAAAAAATACGATTAGGAGAAAAACAAGCAACTATTGAGAAAAAAATAAATGATATTTTAAAAGAAAATCCTAAGCTAAAAGAAGATGAAGTTCGAGTTGCTGTAACTGCATTAGCTAAAGCAGAAGAATCTTTTGAAGAAGCACAAAAAATTAAAGAAATGTATGAAAGTATTAAACAAACAATTGCAGATGGAATGGTAAACGCAATAAAAGGATTAATAGAAGGAACAAAGACTTTAGGAGAATCATTAAGTGCTATTGCTAAACAAATAGCAGATTTAATTCTTCAAAAAGCAATCTTAAGTGCCGTTGATAAAGTTTTTACTTTTGGATCGGGTAGTGTAACAAAAGGTTCTGTATCTGACTTGCCTAAAGTTGCTACAGCAGCCCAAGGTGCTTTTTTTGGAAACGGAATTAGACCTTTTTCTACAGGAGGTATAACTACAAGACCTACTCTTGGCCTAATAGGAGAGGCTGGAGAAAGTGAATACATAATTCCTGCATCTAAAATGTCTACAGCAATGCAACGCTACTCAGCAGGTGCTAGAGGTGAATCTGTTATCCCTGGCATTGGTTTGTCACAATCTGTAGGTGGTGCAGGTAGTTCAACTGTTGTTAATTACTCTGGTCCTATCTTGACTTTTAATAGTGAAGAGTTTGTACCTAAATCTGCTGTAAATGACATCATTAGTACAGCAGCAAGACAAGGTGCTTCACAGGGATCTTCTCAAACTTTTGCTACCTTAAGAAATAGTCGTAGTGCTAGAAGCCGTATTGGATTATGACCTTAGTTTCTTTAGCTGCTTTTATTGAAGTTACAAAACCTTTAGGTGGTCTACCAAATATCACTAACAAACAAGAACAAACTGTTTTTACTACAAATAAGTTTCAGAACGGTAAATACAACGAAATTGTAGATGGTCATACTTATTTATCTTTTTTATATTCAGGAGCAGCTTTAACAACTTCTGGAGATAATTTAGAAGCTTCTATTATTCTTGCTAATAATCCTGTCAGCATGGGTTATGTAAAAGAAATGGTAGAGAATAAATATCAAGTAAAGGTAGAAACTTTTTTAATGACAGAATCGTTTGCAAAGAAAAAAATATTAGCTGCTGAGACATGGTTATCAACTTTATTTAATTACGATCCAGTGCAAATAGAGCTTGTTCTTTCTAGTGCGATTGATGCAGTAGGAGCTAACGCACCAACTAAAACATTAACTTCAAAAGA